TCGCATCGAAGAGCACGAGGCCGCCCACCGAGTCGTACCAGCCCTTGTAGGTACCCTTGAGGTCTGGCCTGCCGATGACGTAGACCTCATTTGGATCTTCAAACGCCGTGACCTTCACCTTTTGTGAGGTCATATCGAGATCCCAGTAATCCAGCGACGCCACCGCGACGGGGGTGGCCCCGCCGGTCACGTCCATCTGCAACTGTCCGCCTTTGCCGTGGTGCCGGTTGCTCGCTGCCATGTCTGTGCTCCCTCTGCGCGCCGATCACGGCGTCGCGGCTGCCATCACGCGATAGTGCGCGCCCCGGTGCGCCCACTGAATCGTCGCGTCCGTCGCATCTGTCTCGAAATCACGCACCCGACGTCCCTCGCGCTGCATGACCATTGCGCCGTAGCCCGGAATCGTCAGCGTGGCTGGCGGCGCGGGCGGGGGCGGGTCGAGGAGCGCATCGATGCGTTCGGCGGCGGCCCGCGCGTTCTTGTTCGTCACGGTCGGCGACGAGAACTCGACCGCCTTGACCAGATAGAGCACCGACTCCCACGCGCGCGCCCCGAACATCTGTTGATCGGCACTGTCGGCAATCGACACGATCACGAACTGCTGCGTATTGGGCGGCGCGAGCTGGTACCACACGCCGCCCGGCATCAGGCTTGTGAGCGTCGCGTCGGCGGCGAGCAGGCCGATCACCGCACTATCAATCGCGCTCGACTCAGGCAATCACATCCCCATCGTGCATCTGCCCGGTGACGCTGAAGCCGTACCGTTCCAGGATGCCCGACAAGGCGCGGTACTGGCGTCGGGCCCAGTCGTAGGCGCGCGGCACAAAGATATGGTGCGGCCCCTCGGCGCCGCGCTCGGTGCCCGTCGCGGTGTGTCGGACCATCGTGCCGTGGTCGTAAATCCACGCGAGCGGGTGCCGATTCACGACCGCGGCGTCGATGTGATAGCCCTCCCGGTCGATGTGGTGGGTCATCGCGGCGGCCAGCGCCGACGCCGCCGACGGATACGCGCCCGCGATCTCCGCGGCGGCCCCCGTGACATGCGCGGTCACAATCGCGTCCGCCTCGGCCACCATGCTGTCGAGCCACGGGGTCCATTCGGCGAGGTCGAGCCCCTCGAAATACAACCGGTTCACGCCACCACCTCCGTCGCCCCGAGGACCAGCTCAATGCACCGCTCATCGACGTTGACGACGGCGGTCACATTCGCGGTGTGCGGACGGTCCGCCGCGTCGGTCCACTGGACGCGCGTGGTCGTCGTGATGCCCGGATGAAACGGCAGCGTGATGAGGTGCGTCGCGGTCGATTGGACCGTCCCGGAGATCACCCCTTCGAGGTCGCGCGCACTGGCCGGCCGGACGTCCGCGTTCGCGGTCGGCGGATCGAGGGGCGCCCAGCCTTGCGTGTACCCGCCGTCGCCGTCGGGCACGGCGGGGCCGGGCGCGTCGAGCGACAGGAGGATGCGCCGCTGCCCGCTCGAGCGATGCGGCAGGCCGAGGGCGACCGGACTCATGCGATCACCGGTTGGTGATAGGCGCGGAGCAGTTCCCGCACTTCGACGCTGAGTTCCTCGCCGTCCTGGCGCGGCGCGCCCTGGACGTCATCACCGCGGAAGCGATACAGCTCGGCCGTCTGTTTGAGAATGGCCGCGACCACGACTTTCGGCACGGTCGTCGGCGTCCAGACGACGACCGGCGTCGTGCACCAGGAGATCACTTTTTCCTCGGCCTGGTCGGCGTAGTCCTGGATCGTCCCGTCCTCGCCAGTGGCCGTGACGCGGAGGTGCGCCTTGACTTGCGGGAGCGTCACGAACGTCGCCATGTCAGCGCCGCCTCGTGTCGTCGTAGACCTGCTGCCAGTCGCGACCTTGCGGCCCTGCCGGGCCGGGCCCGCCGTCCTTGCCGTCCTTGCCGTCGCGGCCGCGTTTGACTTTCAGCGTCCACGCCTTCGACCCGTCGCCCGGCTTCGTGGTCGTCGCCGCGGAGCAATGCCACTCGGAGCCGGCCCACGTCACGCCGTCGCCGGGCTCGTAGGCTTTCCCCTCGAGCCAGACGCCGCGGTAGATGTCGAGCGGGAAATGCGCGGTGCCGATTTCCTTGACGACGTCGCCGCGCGTGGCGGTGATGGTCACCGAGCGATCGTCGGCTTGCGTCACGCCGAGATCGTCGAACCCGAGGCCGTCGACGCCGTCCTTGCCGGCCGGCCCGGGCGGTCCCGGGACCGACGCGCGGGCCTCGAGGCCGGCGAGGCGTTCGCGCATCGTCCCGATCTCGGTGGTGGCGGTGACGACGCCCGCGAGCTGGACGTCGAGTTTCTGCACACGCAGCCCGACCTCGCCGAGCGCGGTCTTGACGTAGTCGCGCACGACCGGCGCGATCCCTTCGACGATGGCCGCGATCTCGTCCTGCGTCATGCCGCCTCGTCCAGGGCTTTGGTGAGGAGATGGCGCACACTGGCCGCGACCTGGTCGGGCGCCACCTGGCCGGCGCCCGCAGGCGCGGCCATCGGCGCCGGTGCCGGTTTGCTAAACGGATCGTTCTGGTCGCGTTGCGCGAGCGCCTTCAGCGAAAAGTATTGCTGTTGCATGTACGGCGTGTCGCCGCCCGGAACAGGCCCGAGGCCGAAGTACCGCGCGCGCGCTTCGTCGGGCGACATGGTGCCGGCCCCGACCGCCTCGGCCGCGGCCTTGGTCTTGGTCGCCGTGTCCATCCAGATCAAGTCGTTGATGTCGAACTCGGTGCCGTACGTCGTGCCGTCGAGCCCGAGCCCCTCGTCGAGGCAGGCTTCAAAGTTGGTCAGCAGCGACTGGATGCAGAGCGAGTGATACATCTGCCACTCGGCCTCGAGCTGCACGCCGCGCGGCACCTCGGCGGCGTTAATCAGGAACGGCGGCACGTGAAACACGCTGCAGATGGTTTGCGCGGTCCACCCGAGTTGTTGGATCAACTGCGCGTCGACCGCGTTCATCGAGAGCTGCGTGTATTTCAGATCGGCGGTCAGGATGGCGAGCCGGGTCGCGTTGCTGTTGAGCGTGTCCCAGTCGGTGCGGAGCTGCGCGAGTTGAGTGGGCGTCATCCCCGGCGGCGTCGTCAACATGGCGGTCGGCTGCCCGCCCTTGGTGAAGAACGTGGTCGCCGTGTTCTGAATCGCCAGGCCCTGCGTGCCCGCCGCGGCGCAGGCGTAGATCGGGGACATCCCGACGAGCGGATGAAACAGGCACACCATGCGGTCGTGGATGATCTCGCTGGCCGGCACCATGAACTTGTCGGGCTCGCCGGTCAGCGCGAGGGTCCCTGACAAATTGTCATGCTGGAGTTGGTAGTAGATCCCGCCGTCGGGCGCGATCATCGGCGTGCACCGCAGCGGGTCGAGCACGTACAACGCGGTGACGACCCCGCGCGCGTCGCGCTCTTTCAACACGTACGTGTTGCCCCACATCAGTTTCGACGTGATCCACTGCTCGACAAACTTCACGATCGTCTGGTAGCGGTTCGGTTTGCGGAGCACGGGCGAGAACGCCGCCGAGCTCGTCTCTTCCCAGAGGTCGTCCTCGGTCTGTTCGACCAGGTTGAGCGTCAACTTGCCGATGTCCTGGGCGATGAGCGTGACGCACGCGAACACGGGCGCGTACTGCAGGATCTGATCGCGGCGGCCTTCGACGTTGACCTGCCACGCGCCCGCGTACGGTTCGCGGACGACGAGCGGGTACCACCCGCCGCCACTGACCGCGCCGGGACTGTAGGGCGCCGTCAGTTGTTTCGCGGTCAGCTCGAGACCGCGCCCGAACAGCCGCAGCCGGACGGTCGCCATCAGCGGCCGCGGCGGCGGGTGTCGGCGTGCCGCGGATCGTCGTGCCGGGCGTCAGGGCCGCCATCCGCGCCGCGGGTGTCGAGCGGCGGCTCCGGGGTCCACCCGACCGGCGATGCGAACCCGCACCCGTACAACGTCTCAGCCACGACCGGGTCGGTCACGGCATACTCGTCGCCCTCGGCGTGCACATTGCCGTTTTCCGTGTGATAGACGCGCGCGAGCATATCGAGGGACTCACCGGCCATAGCGGGATGATCCTTTCGTCGCGGTAAACGTGAACAGCAGTGTGTTACTCAGCGCGCCATCGAGGCCGCGCACCGCAACCGGCACGGTGTCCGGGCCCAGCCACACCGCCATGTCGACGCCGGTGGTCACCTCGGTGTCCGAGACCCACGAGGTCGGTTCGTCCTGGCCCGCGAACACGATCACGACGCCGTCAACCAAGCCCGTCCCGCGCACGGACAGCGTGAAGGACGGTGCGCCCAGCGCCACCGTCGACGGGGTCAGACTCGTCAAGGCCGGCGGCGTGCCGCTGGACGCGTCGGTCCAGCCGTCAATCGAGACGAACCCGATCCCGCGCAGCGTTTCCGCGAGCCCGCGATCGGTGACCGCGTACGTCTCGCCTTCGACGTGCTCGACGCCGTTCTCGGTGTGATACGTCCGCGCGACGACGTCGATCGAGTCCCCGGCCGCGCGTCCGACCGCGCGTTTACCGGGCATGTTTCCTCCCCGTGGCACTCGTCGCGACGGGGCGCGGCGGGATGGCATCCACCGCACACCGCATCGCAAAGCCGGAGACCTCGAGCGCTTCGACGAACCCGCCTTCGACGATGATCGTCTCGCCCGCGCGCGGGTACGCCCCGTCGTAGTACCCGTCGCGCAGGACCGTCATGCGGACGTTCTGCATGACTACGCCGTGTAGGTCGCGGCCGTGTACTGCACGACCCCGGTTCTCGCTTTTTTCCAATTAATGAACCGCTCGGCGCGCAGGCCGACCAGGTTCATCTGCCAGAGCGAGGTCAGGAGCGTGGTCGCGAGCGGCGGGTTGTCGAGCGCGGTATCCATCTGCAGCGACGCCTCACGCGACACGTCGATCGTCACGCCGCCGTCATCGGCATAGAGGATCGCGGACGGCTGCACGAGCGCCACGGTCGTGCCGGCCGACTGCGAGGCGATCGCTTTGTAGCCCATGATCATCCCGCCGCCCTGCGCCATGCCGGGGAATAGCGGTTGCCCGAGCGGGTTGAGCGCGTTGGTCAGCGCGAGCGCGTTCGTCTCGGACAGGATCAACACCGCGCCGGCCGTCGGAATCAGGGCCGCCGTCATCGCATTGGCGAGCGCCTGGATGTCCGTGCGCGCGTTGGCCGGCGACGTGCCGGCGGTGGTGATCGGCGTCACGCCGTTGGTCACCGAGCCCGGCGACACGCCCGCGACCGCCGCCTGCGCGGGGTCGATAAACTGCGTATCGAGGAACGCGGCGATCCCGGCGATCATGTCGCGCCGGATGACTTCCTCGGCCGACGGCGTCGAGGTGCGCGCGAGCTCCTCGGTGATCACGATGATCCCGGCGCACTTGAGAATCGAGAGCGTAATGGTCGAGAACGCCAGTTTCCCGACCGGCTTGGGCGCGCCCTGGCCGACCCACTGATACGTGCCGCCGCCGGTCTGCGCCGGGACGGACACGTTGAACGGCACGCGGAAGAATGTGTCGACCTTGCCGAGGATCGTCTGCGGGCGCAACAGCGCGAGGAAATCCGCCGCCAGCGGCGTCAGCGGGGCCAAGGGGCCGGCCCACGTCGCATCGGTCGTCGTGCCGGCGGCCACCGCGGCTTTGAACACGAGTTCGACTTCGGGGGTCGAGTCGTGCCACTGCTTCGAGTATTCGATCGCGCGCATCACCTAGCCCTTCG